CAGCATACTGTTCGTCTTTTGGTGTACGAACATTCTGTGGCACAACAATATTCTGTTCAATCAATTCATTATGAATCAAAGTGTCCCACATACGTACTTGCGTGAACACATCGGTGTAATTAACTTTGGCATCATATGCAAGCGCAAGTGCCATGTCGATCAATTGCATCTTATCATCAATACGATCTACGAGTTCAACGTCATGGATGTTATACTCAATAAATTTTTGAAAGTTTGTTTTGTATAATTGATGTAGACTTTCAACTTCAGAGTAGTCTAATTTCTTTTCACCGAGTTCTAGATAGGCAATGTGATTAAGACTAAAACTTTCTTGCTGTGAGTATGTAAACTTCTTGTACAGTTCAATGTAATCAATAATAGCAATACCCACCAAGTCAAATGCTACTTGTTGTTTGTTATGAATTGTAGTTGTACGTTCACCGATTCTACGAAATGGCGATAGACGCTTTGCAGTATTGTCGCCCATGAGTTTTGTGATACGATTGTTTAGATATGGAATATCAAAGAATTGAATGTTCCAACCAGTAACAATGTCCGGAGATGTTTCTTCCCACATGTCAAGGAAGCGCATGATAAGATTATTCTCATCACGGCATTTGAGATATGTTACGTCATCACGATTGGTCTCATAGTCGCCACAACCAAACACATAGAAGTGTCCTGCTATCTTAAACGTGACGGCAGTAATTGGCTCACTCGCAGATGCAGGTTCAGGAAAGCCATTTTCAGAACCAACTTCAATGTCAATGTTTGCAATCTTAATTTGTTGCGGATCATAATCTACTTTACCTGGATATGCTTCATTGATGTACACATAAGGAAAGTTTGTTGAGCCATAAACTTTAAAGTTGTCAACATCTTCATATCGTTTCATAAACTCAGTAGCGTCACGCATTGTTCCCTGCGATACTGCCGCAATCGATTGTCCATCTAACGTTCGATACTCACCATCTTTAGATTGTAAATATAGCGTTGGATTGTATTCAATCTTATCAGTAAATCTCTTGCCGTTGTTGTATCCACGAACAAGAATGTTGTTGCCGAGTTTAGAGAAGTGTGTGTAAAATTTCATTATGTAATTATATCTCTTTTCTGATATTGTGTCAAATTTCAGACGACCTTTTTGATCTAGGAATTGGAAGACTAACTGAACGTCCTGAAGAATCTGTTGCCAGTACGGAATGTAATTGTGTTACTATCGTCATTCGTGTGTCATCATCATTTGTTCCATAATATCCTAATGCACCATGCCAAACTCTAGCATCAAAAAGAACTAATCTGTTGAATTTTCCCTTAACAAAAATATTCTCATCAAAATATTCATTATGTGCTTTTCTATATTCCGGAATATCTAAATTTTTTATCGCATCTCTACGCTTATTGAAATGAAAATCTTTTCCCTTATTAAAATACTCCAAATCATTAACATCAAAAACTCCAAGACCCGCTCCAGGACTCTTATTCAAAAATAAAATTGCAGTCACCATAATAACATTACCAGAATTACTTTTTGACATATCAGTATGTAACCAACTACCATCAGTTCCATATCTACCATCAATTAAGTCATAGTTACTATATGCCGCAGTTTTTATGTTAGTTGTGTCATCATAAAATATGGATAGCATTCTATTAATATATCTATCGTGAAATTCAGGATTTAATTTATGAATATAATCACTTCTTTTTCCTGGTCTCATAAAACTAGGCTCTGTCGTATATTCTAATCCTAATCCATATTCCCGAACAGTTTCCGGATTGTCTAAGAATCCATCAATAATGGTTGTTGGAAAAAATAATGAGTTCATTTGATTAAATAATAATAGATTGTGTCTTAGGCATAACTATGCCTGAGCCGTATATCTCATTATACTTGCTTTTTATCTCTTGTGCAACTGATACGTTGTAAATTACGTGGTTGGGATTAAACTCTACTACTTTTTGTTCTGAGAAGATTAGGAGGGGTTGCATTTGAAGGCTTGCTTTTCCATTTGGTCCCATTGCAATACCGAGAACACATGGGTTCTCTACACGATATTTTTCTGGAGTTTCTTCTACAATGTCGCCGACAAGTTCTTCACCAGTTGTCAATTTTAAAATTCTCAAATTTGCCATTTTATATCCTATAATTAAAAATGGGTGCCATTGCGGCACCCATAGTGTTATTTAAAACGTTCTGCTTTGTGTTTCTTTGCATCTTGAATTGCTTCAAGAATTGCCATGAAGAATTTTTTTACTGATTTCATAACACATCATCCTCAGTCAAAAATTGCTTAGTAGATTTTTTAGTTTTAGACTCAGCATCCTTAACTTCAATCTTCTTAGGCTTCTTGTGTTCTGGAATGATTCGTTCCAAAGCAATCTTCAACATGCCATTAATCAAAGCGGCATCTTGAATTTCAATTTGGTCATCAAGTGCAAATGTGCGAGTGAACGCACGATTAGCAATTCCTCTGAACAAGAAATTGTCTCCATCATCTTTTGTACTACCAGCAACAATTAGTTTGTTGTCTTCAAATGTGATATCGATTTCTTGTTTACCAAAACCAGCAACAGCAATTTCAATGACGTAAGTATTGTCACCAGTCTTGCGAATGTTGTAAGGTGGATAGTTAGGAATATTCTTAGTAACGTCATCATGTATTTTTGCTAGACGATTGAATTGGTCATCAAAGCCAACAAAAAATTTATCAAAGTCTTTGAAACCTGGACCGCCAAAGATAGCGGGAATTGGTGTGTGTCCCATATTGTATCTCCTCTTACTTAGTTTTTGAAAACGCTTTTTTAGCGTCAAAAGTATATGCAGACATGCCAAGAGTTGTAAAAAACTTATTGACTTCTACTGCAACAGCTTTTGCGTAAAGTGTTTGCGCTTCAATGAATGTATTGAGGGGTTTTGCAAGTTCTTCATTCTTGACGAATGTTTTGACGAATTGCGTTTTTGCGTCTTGAAATGAATCAATAGCTGTGTTTATGTTTTGTAACATAGTTTTCTCCTATTAAGCGAGTTTAAAAAATTGATACCCCGAAGGCGTATCATTAAAATCCTGCTTACTGAATACAGGGGTACCATAACGTTGTACCAGCGTTAGACGCTCCTAAGGTAGAAGAGCCATTAACGTTCCCATCCCTGAGATACGTTTATTTATAACAAATTAAGCCTGGCCAATCATTCTGCGTGAAACAAAATAAGTTGTGTTACCTTCTGTGTTCGTTGCTGTACGAACCTTGTAGCCGATTTGGCGCAAGTCGCTCATACGGGCACGAAGGTTTTTAACGCCAAACAAAGACCTTGCTTGGGGTGCAGAGATTCCACGACCAGTACCACGCAAGTACGATACCAAGAGTTCTGTCTGTGTTTTGCTAGAATTTACAAATGCCATTTTAAATACCTCATCAATTAATGATAAAAAAATTACTAAGAATTATTTCTTAGCTTCTGGTTTAGCTTCCGCTTTATTAGCTTCTGCTTTTTTAGCCTCTGCTTTTTCGGCTTTCTCTTTTGGAGTAATCACTTTGGGACGTGGTTTATCTTTAGAGTCTGCTGTAGGGGCAGGTGCTGGTGCTGTTGTTGCAGGTTTGTCAGCAGGTTTCTTTTCTGCTGGTTTGTCGCAAGCAACGGCAACTAGGGAGAAAGTAGTCAATGCTACTGCTGTCAATGCTTTAATAGATTTCATATAGTTTCCTAATTTGTCTTGAGATAACATTATCTCATAATATATAACGTTTGTCAAGTCTTTAAGGTTGACCTAATCATCCATGCGTGTTTACCAAATGCATCTTGACGTTCAGCCATGAAGTTACTCAAATGATGTGCGTGATTTTCTTCTGCCAATTCATATACACGTTCAATGCTTGTCAACATTACTGGAATGTCTTCTAATAATCTTTGCAACATCACTTCTGCTGGTGGCACAGTTTCGTCACCTTGAATTTGTGATAACTGAATGAAGCGATTAAAACTTCCTGGCGCATATGAATCCAATGTTCGAATCTCTTCTGCAATTTTATCAACAACACCATACACTTCAGTATAAATGTTTTCTAAGAAATCGTGATACTGCGGAAAGTTAGGACCAGTTACGTTCCAATGGTAGTAATGTGCCTTCAAATAAAATGCATAGTGATTCGCCAAAGATACTTTGAGTGATTGTACTAGTTCTTCCATTTTATTCTATTTCTCTTTTTTTGCTTCCGATATTATATTTAGCAGTTAAAAGCCATTCGTCTTTTTCTTTGTAAGATATAATTTTGATCTGAGACAATGGTGCTATAGGCTGTTCGATATTTGTTGCCTTAGGAACAATTTCAATTAAACCCCATTCAGCCAATAGTTTACCTATAGTATTACGTCTTGCTAAATCGTTTTCTTCAAAATCAGTTGGTTTGCCATCTAATGCAAACAATTCTTTAAAATGTACAATGTAGTATTTTCCTTTTTTGTGTAAAATATGACATGATTGATATAACGTTTTATCCTTTCGGGATGCAACTCCAATACGTGTCAATGTTTCTTTTACTTTTAAAAAATCATCCTCTTGTTTTAATTTTATTTCCAATAAATCTTCAATGTTCACCGCCATTTTTTTTCTCCTTAGACTTCAATCCACCTTTTTCTAGTTTTTGTCGCATGATTTTAAGTTGGTCGGAGGTTATGAGATTATGTACTTGTTTAGCTTTAGTATAACTATAGCCAAAATATTCTGAAATCACATTAATATCCTCTAATACTTCATTTTTAAACCATTTGCTGAACCTTTTTCGTGGTCTGATGGTATTTAGTAAATAGAGAAATTGTGGTTTGTTGTCTAAAAGATGACGGCTGTTCATCTCATTTGCATATAAGATTGTGTCTGAAAAGTAAGATAGTCCTTTATTAACGATGTACGCATTGTACGTTTTTTCGGCTAAGTCATCATTGTCGGTACCAACCATCATGTTTTCTTTTGATTGATTGATAGCGTTTAGGTAGTCAAACGGTGTCATTTGAATTCACAGTCAACCATCACTTCAGTCAAGAAAGCGACAAAGTTAATTTCTTGATCTACCACAAATGCAGACTTGTATTGATAATCCGCAAGCAATAGAACTATGCGTGGAACAGAATCAGGCTTCAAGCATTCGTTGCTGTTATCAAAAATTCTTTTGAATAGTACTGATGGTTCATTGTCTAGATTATCTGCAACCCACTTACGCATACCTGTGAAGTCTTTTGCTTTCAATCTTTCAACTAATGTCTTGAAATTGTCACTTGAGATATTTGCTAGAATTCCAGTATCAATCTTACCTGTAGCAGAGTAGCGTTGCAATTCATTAAGAACACGCCTCCAATCAGGAAAGTGTTTCATAATAAGTTCAGCAACAACCTTCTCTTCAAATTCTACATTTTCTTTTTGTAGAATGCCAGTCATACGTTTCATAAAACGACCAGCAAGTTTTGGCTTGTCTGAATTGTTTATCTTAAATTGTACAACAGAACATCGGCTGTGAAGTGGGGCGATGATACGATTAAGAAAGTTGCAAGTAAGGATAAAACCACAGTTAGCAGAAAACTCTTCCATGAAGTTCCTGAGTGCGGGTTGAGTAGATTGAGGGTTAAGGTAATCAGCCTCATCAAGTATGACATATTTTCTTCCACCAGAAAAGGAAACGGTTGATGCAAAGTTTTTAATTTCATTGCGTAGTGTATCAATGTTGCCGTTCATTGATCCATTGATAACAATATAATTACATCCAAGTTCGTCAAGCATAGCCTTTGCGATAGTAGTTTTACCTACACCAGGACCGCCTGTAAGAATTAGATTGGGTACGTTCTTTTGCTCAACGAATTGTTGGAACGTAGCCTTTAAGTCTGCTGGAAGAATTGTATCTTCAACAGTTTTTGGTCGATACTTTTCGACCCACAAGAAATCTTGTAGCATGTGTTCACCTTATCATAACATAAAAATATATTCTAACACATTGCATGTTAGAATGCAAGCGAGTGTTACTTAGCCACACTCTCATATAAAGATTCAACATCGTCTTGCTCTTGTTGAACCTCGGTGAAGTTTTGTTTGTGATAAATCTTTGCAAGTTTGCGAGTGTACTTTTTAGGCAACTCAAATTTATCTTCTACTGTAGTAAGAATGTCTTTAATCAAATCACGTTCCGCTTCAATGCGAGTAAGTGAGTTTGAAATTTCGACAAGTGCATCCAGAATCTTTTTACGATCCTCTGGAGAGGACGGAACAATCACGTTACTCATAATATTACGCCTCGTACTTAGAACCGGCTTCAGTAGCAATCCAATATTCAACAGAATCGGTTGCATGTTTGAAGTGTGAGATACCTTTAGATGAAATTGCTACATCATAAGTTCCAGGAATCATCTTAAGATTTTCCGTATTGAAAATCAATTTAAAATTTGATGCAGTCTCGCCAACTTTGATTGAGAAATTATCAGAGTCTGCATTCTTAACATCAAGTGCAGAGATGGAGATTTCGTTACCATCACCAACAACAGCAATGTTTGGAAGACCCAAGATGCCAGACAATTTCAATACTTGATTCATATCGTCTTTTGTTAGTCGAAAATTCACTTCGGCATTTTCGATCTTAATCTCTTTTGCTGGTGGTGCAACAATCATAGAATCATCCGCAAGACCATAAGTAGTTTTAGATGTGCCAGATTTGATTGTAAGATTGTTTGCATCAGTATTGATAACAATCTCAGGATCAGTCAAAGATCCACAAAGAGATAGAAAACGATTCAAGTCATAAATGACAAAATCTTTTTCGAATGATTCTTTGATAGTTGCTTTGCCTAGTACGTTTTGTCCTTTGGAGATAGTTCGTACCACAGAGCCCTCTTTAAATTGCATACCAGCATTGATATTTGCAAAGTTCTTTAACACATTAATTGTTGATTCACTTAATTTCATTTTGTTTTCCTTCATTCAAGTCATGTACGTGTAGCATGATTATAGCATAGTGTAAAATTTTTAGCAAGTCTTTACGATTTCGTCCATCTTTCTTGCCATACCTTTGTGCATATTTCAGCACGTTTCCAATACAGAATCCTTCACCATGTCCACCATCGATGATGAATTCTGTTGCTTGAAATTTGTCACGGGAGTAATGTTGTCCATATGTAGCATCAATATAAGACTTCAGTTCCTCCAAAGTCTTATCTTCGTTATAACGATAGTCAATCATTTTAAAGCATTATCTTTCTTTGGAACATTATTGCCCGCTGTTGGAGACGCATTGATTGATGCTAATGCGGCTAACGAACCACCAAAGATATAACTACCAGCATGTTTCAAACGTAGCCATGGAAGCAACCATACCTTACCGCCAGCTTTACGCATCCATTGACAGAACATGTAATCTTCTGAGAGATAACGTTTTGTATCTGGACAAATAACGCAATCAAAGTACGCCATGATTTCTCTGCTACCATCAAAGTTTACTGTACGTGCGTGATCCGGTTTGTAACTTTGCATTGGGAATGCTTTGTCAAATTTCTCCAATGCAGTTTTCTTAATAAGCATGAATCCAGTACCACTCTCTTTTACTTCAACTGGCTCATCAATTCTGAATGAACTTTGATTATCCGATGGATTAAAAACAAAATCTCCAACAAACTCTTCTAGGTCATTTGGATTTTTATCTGCATATCCTTTATCAACTGCGGATTTAATTTTCTCCCAAGAAATTGCTTTCTTTGGATATGGTCCGCAAATAACATCCATATCATCACGTTCGATTGCATGATGCATCATAACAAAAATGTCTTGTGCTTCAAAATGAATGTCACTATCAATAAACAACATTAAGTCATAACCACTACGAACAAATTCATCCGCTAAATAATTTCTAGCACGTTGCACTAATGACTCATTAAAGATAAAAAATAATTTAGCTTCAATACCATACTTTGTGCATAATACCATTAAGTCGGAAATTGCTTTAGTGTAAGACCCGTGGCATTGTCCGCCATACATTGGTGTTGCAATAAACAGTTTTTTAGTTCTTAGTTTTTCAATATCAATTTCAAATTGCATAATTTCTCCATGTTTAATAAAATTATCTCACTATTATATATAAAAAAAGAGGCTACGTCAAGTAGCCTCTAAGGCATTACTGCCAGGAGATTTAGAATGGTACGTCATCAACTGCTGGCGCAGGTGTCACTTCCGCAGTAGGATCAATGCCAGCATCAATTTTGCTGTACAGGTCAAGGAATGCAGTCTTTGTTTCGCCATCAAAGCGGTTGATACAATACCTGATTGCTTCCATCTTATCATTGAAGATAGTGTATGCTTCGGCAATGTGAGACAAACGGCGAGTGGAAATCAATTCATCAATAGCACCTTCTTCAAATGTCTTACGAATGATATCAGCCCATTTCACAAGATTTTCTGCAAATGCTTTGTCATTGATACCGAGACTGGCAAACAACTTAGTCAAAATTTTTGTTTCAACTTTAGTGTCAGGATATTCTTGTTCAACTGTAATTGGAAAACGCTCAAGGAATGCATCATCAAGAATTGTTGCGGCCATGTAGCGACCAGTCTCATCACCTTTACCTTTGGTATTGGCGGTAGCAATAACGTTGAAACCTGTAACTGGTTCAACAAATTCACCAGTCTTCTTAACGAACAACCCTTTGCCTTCAAGCACACCCTGCAAGCACATTAGTTTATTTGAACCACGGTCAATTTCATCAAGAATCAAAACAGCACCAGACTTCATTGCTTGAACAACTGGACCATCAAACCACTTTGTCTCTCCGTCAATCAAACGGAAGCCACCAATCAGATCATCTTCATCAGTCTCAGGTGAAATATTCAC